AAGGCATGGCACTTCACTAGTTTTGATAATCCATTGTTAGACCCTGAAGAGATTGAAGCTGCTAGAGGATCAATGTCTAGCTTTGCTTTTAGACAAGAGTTTATGGCATCGTTTGAGGCTGCACAGTCGGAGATCTTTAAAGATGAATGGATTAAGATTACTGACGAAGAACCTGAAGAAGGTAACTTCTTTATGGCGGTGGATCTCTGTGGTTTTAGCGATTCATCACAGACGAATCAAACGAAGAATAAGAAGTTGGATGACACAGCGATAGCTATTGTTAAAATCAATACTAAGGGCTGGTGGGTTGCTGACATACAACACGGTAGGTGGGATGTCCGAGAAACAGCAGTGAGGATTCTAAAGGCTGCAAAGGACTACAGAGTTAATGCGGTAGGGATTGAGAAAGGTGCACTGAAGAATGCAGTGATGCCTTATATGAATGATTTGATGAGAAGGTTAAACTATTATCCTCGCATCGAAGAACTTACTCACGGCAATAAGAAGAAAGCAGATAGGATTGTTTGGTCACTACAAGGACGATTTGAACACGGTAGGATTGTACTAAAAGAAGCTGATTGGAATAACAAGTTTATAGACCAACTGATGCAGTTTCCTGATAGCAAGACTCATGATGACTTAATAGATGCTGTTAGTTACATTGATCAAATACAGGTAGCAGATTGGAATCAGAACTTGAATGAAGAAGAGTACGAAGTCCTAGACACAACAATAGGTTGGTGACAATGAAATTTGAATCTGAAATCACACCTCAGAACGCCTTAGTAGCCTTCGTCATGGATCGTTGTAACGACTGGCGTAACTACAGGGACGAGAACTACATGGATCGCTGGGATGAGTATGAGCGTCTCTGGCGAGGTCTTTACGCTGATGAGGATAAAACAAGGGATTCTGAGCGTTCAAGGCTTATTAGCCCTGCCCTACAACAAGCAGTAGACAACAAACAAGCTGATCTTGAAGAAGCTGTGTTCGCTAAAGGCGTATTTTTTGACATCAGCGATGACATCAGCGATCAAGATAAAACTGATGTTGAGAAGATGAAGTCTTTATTGTCCGAAGATTTCAAGAAAGATAAAGTACGTAAGAACATTGGTCAAATCATGACCTTAGCAGAGATCTACGGTACTGGTATCGGTGAACTGATTGTAAAACAAAAGAAGAGTCTAGCACCAGCAACACAGCCTACAGCACAGCCTGGATTGGCTATGATTGGTGTTAACACTAACTATAGAGTATCGGTAGACTTAAAACCTATCAATCCACGTAACTTCCTTATTGATCCTAACGCAACCACCATTGATGATGCAATGGGTTGTGCTGTTGAAGAGTATGTAGGTAGACATGCAGTTATCAAAGGCATGGAAGATGGTGTTTATAAAAAGATAGCCATTGGTGACGCATCCTTAGACACTGACCTAGAGCCTAACCAAGACTTAACTTACTATCAATCAGATAAGGTATTACTACTTCGTTACTATGGTTTAGTACCTAAGAAGTTGTTAGATAACCCTGATGACTTATCTTTTGAAGATGATGAGTTGTATTCAGAGATGGTAGAGGCTTTGATCGTTATTGCTAACGGAGAAGATATACTCAAAGCCGAAGAAAACCCCTTCATGATGCAGGACAGACCTGTTGTTGCCTACCAAGCTGATAGCGTTCCTGGTCGTTTCTGGGGTCGTGGAACGGCTGAGAAGGCATATAACATGCAAAAGGCTGTTGATGCACAGATTCGTAGCCATGTAGACTCTTTAGGGCTTACAGCAGCTCCTATGATGGCTATAGATGCCTCTAGATTACCTCGTGGGCAGAAGTTTGAGATCAAACCAGGGAAGAATATCCTTGTTAACGGTAACCCACAAGAGATCTTACAACCGTTTAAGTTCGGTGTAACAGACAAATCAAACATCGAAACAGCTCAGATCTTTGAAAGAATGATGCTGCAAGCCACTGGAACCCTTGATACAGCTAACTTACCTGCTCAGGTTAGTGGTGGTGATGCAGCTGCTGCTGGTTTAGCAATGGCTGTTAGCGGTATCATCAAGAAGAACAAGCGTTCTTTGGTGAATTTCCAAGAAGATTTCCTCATTCCGTTCGTACAGAAGGCTGCATGGCGGTATATGCAGTTTGCTCCTGACCGTTATCCTGTAAAAGACTTTGAATTTATCCCAACAGGTACGCTAGGGATGGTTGCTAGAGAGTTTGAACAGGCTCAGATGATGGCAATGATGTCTACGTTAGGTCCAAACAGTCCTATCGTACCGTTATTACTGCAAGGAATCGTTGAATACTCATCATTACCTAACCGTGAGAGCTTACTACAGCAACTTCAGCAGCTAACACAGCCAAATCCTGAGCAACAACAGGCTCAACAGCAAGCTACACAGCTTCAATTAGCTGATGCACAAGCTACAGTACAAGAAAAGCAAGCCAGAGCACAGAAAGCAGCAGCAGAGGCTCAGAAAGCGTCTATAGAGGCTCAGTTAATGCCTGAAGAGGTAAGAGCTAAGATCGTTAATGCAGCCACTCAGAACCTTCCTAACAACGATGACACAGCACAGCGTGAGTTTGAACGTAGGATTAAGATTGCTGAGTTGATGTTGAAGGAAGAAGACATCAAGAGTAACGAAAACATAGCTAAGATGCAGATGGAGGCTAAAAAGCAAGTAGATAAGCAATTCAGTGACGCTCTTGGTGAGTGATCATGGATGAGGAAAAGCTACTACAGCTTGCCGCTGTTGTTGGTAAACTCAAAAAGAAAGTAAGTGAGTTAGATACCAAAGCAGAAACCATTACTAAATTAGAAGGACCACAAGGTCCAAGAGGTGAAAAAGGTAATCCTGGTAAAGATGGTTTACCTGGGAAAGATGGTAGGGATGGTGTTGATGGTAAGGATGGTAAAGACGGTAAGGATGGTAAGCAAGGTAAAGATGGTGTATCAGTTGTTGATGCTTACATAGACCTTGATAACTCTCTTGTTCTTAAGTTATCAAATGGTATTGAAGTTAGTGCTGGTGAGTTACCTCAGACAAATAAATCAAAAGACAACATCTACATCCAGAACACACAGCAGTTTGCTCTAGATGGTTTACCTGATGCCTCTGAAGATCCTGTACCAGAGTATTTCTTAGTAAGACAAGATGGACAGTGGAAGAAAGCATCCTTTACTTATCTCTTAGGTTGGTTAAGTGTTTCGAACATTATTGCTACCGAGAATGGCGATTTCCTCACCACAGAAGCTGGTGATTATATTATCATGGAGTAGACATGGCTGACGTAAAGATCTCAGCTCTATCGAATGCAAGTGCTTTAGCTGGCACTGAAGTTGTGCCTATTGTACAAAGTGGTAATACTGTAAAGACAACACTAAGTAGTATTGCTGCTTTGTCAGGGAATGGTACAGTTACTTCAGTGGGGATGACTGTACCGACAGGATTAAGTGTTAGTGGGTCTCCTATTACGACTAGTGGTACGTTAGCAGTATCGTTAGCGTCTGGCTATAGTATTCCTACCACAGCAAAGCAAACAGAATGGGATACTGCTTATAGTTGGGGTAATCATGCCTCTGCTGGTTATGCGGTAGGAACAACAACAATCACTGCCGGTACTGGATTGTCTGGTGGTGGTGATTTGTCCGCTAACAGAACCATTAACTTAGCGAACACAGCAGTTACAGCAGGTTCATATACCAACGCTAACATCACTGTTGATGCACAAGGTCGTATCACATCAGCAGCTAACGGTACAGGTGGTGGAGGCGGTACAACAACCTATGCCGCTACTTTTGACAATAGCGGTACTGGGGCTGCTTCAGGAACTACCTTTGATGGCTCTGTAGCGCGTACGATCAGTTATAACACGCTAGGAGCACCATCAACAACAGGTACTAACGCAACAGGTACTTGGAACATTGATGTGCTTGGTAGTGCTGGTTCAGCTACTAACTTACTTGGCGGTGCTGCTAACAGAATAGCTTATCAAAGCGGATCAAACACAACAACTTTTATTACTGCGCCAACAACATCAGATACTTATCTTAAGTGGAGTGGGTCTGCTTTCACATGGTCTACTGTATCTGGAGGTGGTGGAGGAGGTACAAATTTAGACGGAGGTGCTCCAGATAGTAGCTACCTTGCCGTTGATCCTATTGATGGAGGAACACCGTAATGCCAGTTCAAGTACAACTACGCCGTGGAACCACTGCTCAGTGGTCTACTGCTAACCCAACACTAGCTTCCGGTGAAGTAGGTGTTGATACATCATTAACCAAGTTTAAAGTAGGTAATGGGTCTACTGCATGGAACAGCCTTGGTTATGCTACGTTAACTTTCCAAGGTGCTTACGCAGGTGGCACAACCTATTACCCTAATGATGTAGCTACATATAATGGCTCTACCTATGTATGTATCCTACAAAGTACAGGTAACTTACCTACGAACACAACGTATTGGTCTGTATTAGCTTCTAAAGGAACTGACGGTGAAGTAACCCTCAGCACTGCTCAGACACTAACTAACAAGACTATATCCGCTAGTAACAATACGTTAACTGGCCCTGATGGTACAAATCAAGTTGGTTACTTAAACGCTCCTCAAAACAGCCAATCAGGTTCTACATACACGTTAGTACTTGGTGATGGTGGTGATCATGTTTACTTCACTGGTGGGTCTACAGCAACACTTACAGTACCAACCAATTCATCTGTAGCCTTTCCTACAGGAACTACAATCTTAGTGCTCAACAACAACAGCGGTAACTTAACGATCTCTGGTGCTGGCGTGACGTTTCAGCTAGCCAACGGAACAACAGGAAACCGTACAGTAGCCACTAAAGGCATGGCTTCGCTTATCAAAGTTGCTACAGATACTTGGTGGGTAACTGGGCCAGGGGTGACCTGATATGGCAGGTAACTTAACAGCAATGATTGCGTCTATCTTCTCAGGTAGCGCATCACTTTCATCCGTTGATTACCAAGTTGTTGCCGGAGGAGCATCTGGAGGCGCTCAATTTGGCGGTGGAGGAGGTGCGGGCGGAAGAAAAACAGGGGTATTGTCTGTATCTTCTGGATCAACTTACTCAATTACCGTTGGTGCTGGTGGTGCGTCTATAAGCAGCGATAACAACGGAAACCCAGGTTCTAATTCCGTCCTTTCAACAATAACTGCTACGGGTGGTGGTTACGGCGCTAAAGCCAATACATCAACAACAGGTGGATCTGGTGGTTCTGGCGGTGGAGGTGGAAGAGGTGGGTCCGGAGGTTCCGGAACATCTGGAGAGGGTAATTCTGGCGGTGGTTCTGGATCTAGTGGTTCTTATGGTGGTGGTGGAGGAGGCGGTGCTGGTGGTTCAGGATCTTCTGGGACAACATCTGGTGGTGGTGCTGGTGGTTCAGGAGCTGAATGGCCTACTGGTTCTGGTACTTACTACGCAGGTGGCGGTGGAGGTGCAGTTTATATAAGTGGGTCCGTTGGAGTTGGTGGTACAGGAGGAGGCGGATCTGGAGGTATAAGTTATGGATCACCTACAAATGGTGTAGCAGGAACGGCTAACACCGGTGGTGGCGGTGGTGGTGGTGGAACTAATTCAGGGGCTGGTGGGTCTGGCGTTGTCTTTATTCGTTACGAAGATACCTTCCCTGCTTTAACTAGCACAACAGGATCGCCAACGATAACCGTAACTGGTGGTTATCGAACCTACAAATGGACAGGGAACGGTTCTTTTACGGTGTAACAATATGGCTCATTTTGCAAAATTAGACGAAAACAATGTTGTGCTTGAAGTACATGTAGTTCACAACAACGAACTGCTTGATGAAAATGGCATTGAGCAAGAACAAAAAGGTATCGATTTCTTAATTAACTGGTCAAACGGTTATCTTGCGTGGAAGCAAACAAGTTACAACGGATCGTTTAGGAAGAATTATGCAGGTATTGGTTATACCTATCGAGCAGACATTGATGCTTTTGTACCTCCTAAACCATTTCCATCTTGGCTACTTAACGTAGACGCTCAGTGGGAACCTCCGGTAGCGATGCCGCAAGACGGGAAGATATACAGTTGGGACGAATCAACAACCTCTTGGGTCGAGATAATAAGGTAAAAATGTGTTTGGCTTCTCAGCATTTGGCGGCGCAGCACTTGGTGCGAAAGGCAGTAGTGAGTCTTTTCCCATTACCGAAGGTTAGGGTTATGGTCTTGTGGTATGT